ATGAATAGATTTGGTGAAGATGCAATTACTACTGCAGATAGAGCACCACAACCAGAAAAAACTACACAACAATTAATTTCAGAATTTGAAGCTAGAAATAAACCTGATTCAATCAAAATAGAATCCAGAGAAATTTTAGACGTACCACCTGTGCCATCTGGATTTAAACTCAGTAAAGAAAAATTAATGACAAAGTTTCCAGAACTAGAAGAATCTTTTGTAGATGAAATAATGGATATGGATAAAGACACTCAAGGTAGAATCATTAAAATGTTAGAAAATAGAAGACTTGATCCAGAAGCTTATGATAGATTATTAGCAGAGTATGGTGATACTTTAGAGTTTCAAGCAGAGTTTGATAAAGTTACTAGAAGAAAAAATAATAATCAAGGCGGCCTAAACTACTTGATGGGACTTTAATGTCTGAAGTAAATAAGATAGCAAACTACAATCAAATGATGTCTTGGTTAACAAGACCATCTACACCTCAAACAGAAACTAGAGAAGACTTTGCAATAGGTGGTGGCCAGTTTCAAGGTCAGGATATGGGAACTAGAGAAGGATTCTCTAAATACTCAGGAGCAAATTATACAAAAAAATTAGTTACACCAAGTTTTTTAAAAGCGTCCGGAACAAGCTTACAAGATTTAACAGCAGCAGAAAGAAAGTTATTTAGAGAAGGTAATTTGTTTTACACAAAAATGAAAGGTAAAGGTGGAAAAGCAGGGACTAATTTTTTTGGAGACTCACAAAAAATAGATACTCTTTTGGGAACTGTACCTAATGATATTTCAAATCTACCTGATGAACTTTCTGGCAAAAGCGTAACAGCTCAAAAAATTAGAAAAAGATTTATTGAAGAGTATTTAAAAGAACTACCTAAAGGTGATGTAATTAATTTAGATGCTACTACAAGAATATTAGATGAAAGAATATCTGAAGCAACTAATGGTAAAATTAGAATGAAAGATAAAACTGCATTACAAAATTTTTTAAATGATAAAAAATTAAATACTAATAAAGTCAGAGGACCTAAAAATGTTGCAGAAGCAAAAGACATACAAATGAAAGCTTATCCTTCAATAGAAAAATTCGATGATGTTCAGAAACAAGCTGATGAGTTAAATGCTAAATATAAACTTGATGATAAAGGAATAAAGTTTATGGCACGTGAAACTTCTACTGGTAAAGTAGGAATGCGTTTAAGTTTTACTGGAGAGCCTTTTAGAGATGCTTCAACAACAGCAGGTAGGTCTATAGACGTAGCTCCAACTGCTGAAGGTATATCTAAATTAGAAACAGAATTAAAAAAAATAATTAAAACCGATGCATTTAAAACCTATAGTGCAAAAGAAGCTAGTAGAAAAGGTTCTATAATAGCAGGGGCTAAAAAATTAAAATACAACCAACCAGAACTTTTTGAATATTTACTAAATAAAGAAGGTCCTGTTTCAAAAGAACAAGTAATTAAAGATTTTAAAAAATTTGGATATGATGAAGGCGTGCTCAGAAAAGCTATAGGTAATCTTCATGCAAATATGTATAGAGCATTAGACCCTAATCAACCAGGATCAGGAAAATTTTTATCAGACAATTATAATTCAAATCAAATAAAAAATGTTTTAGATAAAGTAAAAAATAATTTTGCAGGAGACTATTTTAATCGTACGTTTGAAAATTTATTAATTGATGCTTATGGAGATGTTCCTAAAAAATATAAACCTCTTGCAGATAAATTAAAAAAGTTTCGTGAGTTACAAAAAGAATTAAAAAAAGCAGGGGTTGGAGATGAGTTTATAGCACAACTTGACCATGTTATACCTTTTAATTTTTTACAATTGGTTAGAGAAGGTAAAAATCCTGATGAATTACTAAGGGTCAGAGCTTATCCAGGAACATTAAATTCAGCTACATTTAAAGGTGCAATAGATGGAGCATTGGGACGAGCCGTAGAAAACAAAGATAAAAAACTTATTAAAACAATAACTGAACTTAGAGATTTTTTACCGGAAGATATGGGTAAAATAGATTCTACAGGTAAAAAAGTTATAGATTATGGTGCGGAACCTTTTAATTTAAAAACTATATATTCTGATCAACAAAAAAAGTTTGGTGAGGTCTATAAAAGAACACAAGAGTTTATGGATAATCCAAAAGTTATTAACTTACTTAAAGATGCAGGAATAAGTCTAAGAGCAATAAATCAAATAAAAAAATTAAATGTTCCAGGATTTTTAAATACATTTAAAGAACTTAAAAAATCTAGACCCGAATTATTTGTTGGAATAGACGATGAATTTGCAGATATAGAAAATCAATATGCAGGATTAAATTTAGAAGGTGATTTTCGTGACTTTGTTGCTAGACAAGAAGAAAAGAAAAAAGAACCAGGTTTGCCGGCAGAAGCTATCGGAGCAGGAACTTTATTTGGCATGAAGTATGCTCCACAAATTGCAAAAGGCGTAGGTGCAACTGTAAGAGCAGTAGGATCACCTTTAGCTGGTTTAACATTAGCAGGAACTGAATTATTGAGTGATGATCCTAGTCTAGGTCAAGCTGGTGCAGAATTGCTTTTACCTGATCAAATAAAAAGAGTTGCAGGTCAACTACCAAAAGGAATCATGAGTAATGTTTTTGGTTTACAAGGCTTATCAAAATTTGGAAAACTTGGAGCTTTAGCTGCAAGAGCACCTAGTATCATGACTCCTGTTGGTTTAACTTTACTTGGAGCTGAAGGAATTAAAAAACTTTACGACGAAGAGCAAAAGAAAAAACGTATGATTGAAGCCATGGATCTTGAAGAAAGATTACGGTTTCTAGAAGAAGAAAAAGATACAGAAGAATTAATGTCAAGAGCTGCTGCAGCATATGGTGGACGTATGGGATTTGCAGACGGACCAGAAGATCCTAAGAAAAGAAAGTTTATGAAGATTATGGGTGGACTTGCATCTTTACCTTTACTTGGAAGATTTATTGATATTGGAACAACTGCACAAAAAACAGCACCTGTAGTTGCTGAAGCTGCAAAAAGCGTGCCTCCTTATTTTTTTAAACTTGTAGAAAAAATTAGACAATTAGGAGACAATATAACTGGAAGAGCTGCAACACAAGATAGAGAAATTGTTAAATCATATAAAGATTATGAAATGAGTGAAGATTTAGCGACAGGAGAAATTGTAATTAGAAAAAGAAATGAAGGCGTGTTTTATGATCAAGATGGTATAATATCAGATGAGTACATGACTTATAAACCTGGTGTAGCTGATGAAACCACTAAAACCAGACCTATAGATGAATATGATGAGTATACTGTAAGACCAGACAGTGATGGTAAACTAACTGATTCTGAAGATGGATTAGATAGTATAGAAGAAATTTTAGAAGAAGCAGGTGATCCTGATTCTATGACACTTAAAAAATAAATGACAAATAAATACCCAAAGAAACACTTATTACCTCCTGAGTCCGGACCCACGCCTCAGGGGTTGAATATTACATATAATACTGTTAAAACAGTCAAACAATCTGGAGAAAAAATAAATGGCGGATATAGACAAAGCACTTCCGAACGAAGTCAGAAAAGAATTCGAACTTCCTAGTGGAGAAGAGATACAAGAACAAGTAATCGAAGAAACTGAAGCACAAGAAGAATCTCTTGGTCCAGTTGATATTCAAGAAAATGAAGATGGATCAGTTGATATAAATCTTGATCCACAAGCAGCATCTCCTGAAGGTGGTGACGAGCATTATGCAAACCTTGCAGATTTTTTACCAGATGATGTACTTGCTAGTTTAGCTTCAGACTTAAATTCTAAATACATGGATTACACTTCTTCTAGAAAAGAATGGGAGAAAACTTACACACAAGGTCTAGACCTTTTAGGTTTTAAATACAATAACAGAACAGAACCTTTTCAAGGAGCTTCAGGTGCAACACACCCAGTTCTTGCAGAAGCTGTTACTCAGTTTCAAGCATTAGCTTATAAAGAATTATTACCGGCAGATGGTCCAGTTAGAACACAAGTAATTGGTTTATCTACACCGGAGAAAACACAACAAGCTTCACGTGTTAAAGATTTTATGAATTATGAAATCATGGAAAAGATGAAAGAGTATGAACCAGAGTTTGATCAAATGTTATTTAATCTTCCTCTTGCAGGTTCTGCTTTTAAAAAAGTCTACTATGATGACATGGAACAAAGAGCAGTATCAAAGTTTGTTCCAGCAGATGATTTAATTGTTCCGTACACAGCTACCTCATTAGATGATGCGGAAGCAATTATTCATCGAATAAAAATTTCAGAAAACGATTTAAGAAAACAACAAGTCGCTGGTTTCTACAGAGATATAGATTTAGGAAAACCAACTACAGGTGAATCTGACATTGAGAAAAAAGAAAGAGAGTTGGAAGGTACAACTAAATCAAAAGAAGAAGATGTTTATACATTATTAGAATGTCACGTGGATTTAGATCTAGATGGTTTTGAAGACGAGAATCCAGAGACTGGTGAGCCCTCAGGAATTAAAATACCTTACATTGTAACTTTAGAAGAAGGGTCACGAGAGATTCTTTCTATCAAAAGAAACTATGAAGTAGGAGACCCATCAAAAAATAAAATACAATACTTTGTACATTTTAAATTTTTACCAGGTTTAGGTTTTTATGGTTTTGGTTTAATTCATATGATTGGTGGTTTATCACGTACTGCAACAAGTGCGCTTAGACAATTATTAGATGCAGGAACTTTATCTAATCTACCTGCTGGATTCAAACAACGTGGTATTAGAATTAGAGATGATGCACAATCAATCCAACCTGGTGAGTTTAGAGATGTAGATGCACCTGGTGGAAATTTAAGAGATTCGTTTATGATGTTACCATTTAAAGAACCATCACAGACTTTGTTATCACTAATGGGAGTTGTAGTTAATGCAGGTCAAAGATTTGCATCTATTGCAGATCTACAAGTTGGTGATGGAAATCAACAAGCGGCAGTTGGAACTACAGTTGCTTTATTAGAGCGTGGTTCTAGAACTATGTCTGCGATTCACAAAAGAATTTACTCAGCTTTGAAAAATGAATTTAGAATCATGGCTAGAGTATTCAAGTTATATCTACCTCAAGAATATCCGTATGATGTAGTTGGGGGTCAAAGAATGATTAAACAACAAGACTTTGATGATAGGGTAGATATATTGCCAGTTGCTGACCCTAACATTTTTTCTCAAACACAGCGTATTTCCCTCGCGCAGACGGAACTCCAACTGGCACAATCTAATCCGCAAATGCATAATCTGTATCAAGCATATAGAAATATGTATGAAGCACTTGGTGTAAAAAATATTGATGCTGTTTTAATTAAACCAATGCAACCAATGCCAAAAGATCCGGCGTTAGAACACATTGATGCTTTAGGTGGTAAACCTTTCAAAGCATTTCCTGGACAAGATCACAGATCACACATAA